GGCGCGAACCGCCTCAACCCAGGGCACTTCGTCCAGGTCCACGTCGCCATCAAAGAGTGCGCCGATCAAGTGCTGGCCGTGTTCGAGCCATGACGATCACACGGCGCGGCGACGCCACCCTCGCTGAGGTAGACGAGGCACTGGTCACCCTGTGCAAGATGCTGACCCGCGCAGTGAACGCCCCCGACCTGCCCAACGTCCGGCGGTTCAGTGAGCGCATCGACGAGCTGCTCGACGCCAGGACGATGCTCACCCGAGACCATGCCAGTCTCCCCGCCTAGCATCTGCACCGCGCCAGGATGCGGCACCCTCGTCTACGGCGGCGGACGTTGCCCTGACTGCATGACACAGACGCGACGCGAACGTGACAAGACGCGAGGCAACGGCACGCAGCGCGGATGGTCGACCAAGTGGGCGGCATTCAGCAAGGCGTACCTGATCGAGCACCCCCTCTGTGAATGCGACGAGTGCAGCGCGCTACCCCCATGGCAGCGACCAGCATCTACTGATGTCGATCACGTCGATGGCACAGGGCGCACAGGCGCACGCGCCTACGACAAGAGCAACTTGATGGCGCTATCCCACGCTCATCATGCTCGGAAAACGGCGCGGGAAGACGGCGGCTTCGGACATGGCAAACGTGACTGATAGATCGGGTGATACCCCCACCCGGTCCAGAATCTCCACCACTGTGGCGCCCTAGCCCGTCAGGGTAGAGAAGGGATGAGCGTCTCAACTCTGTAACCCCCCTTGTACCTACCCCCTCTCGACCTAGACCAGCCTCGGAGGTGCCTCTTGATCCCCACGATCCTGCGGCACCTGCCGTCATGCTCTGACCCGAAGCCTCCTGTGCGTGACGCGGAGTCGGCCGGCGTCGTGGTGTTCCGCTGCCCAAGTTGCGGCGCGCTGGCATCGACCCCAAGGAGCGCGTGATGGCTGACTCAGACTTCCAGACGCACTACATCGAGGGCTACGCCATCGCCGCACGAGAGGCAGGGCGTGATGGACATTTCAAGGCACCGCTCGTCTCTCACATCGAGGGCAACCTCTACATGGGTGGTTGCCTCGATGGGACTGTACTCCCCGACGACTTCCACAAGGTGTTCAGCCTCTACCCGTGGGAGCGGTACACCATCGGGCCGAAGACTGAACGCGTCGAGTTGCGCCTGTATGACGCAGCAGAGATGCCGGACGAGGCCACGCTGTACGACGTGGCCGATCAGGTCGTTGAGTCACTGACTCACGGCAAGACGCTGGTCCACTGTCAGGCAGGGCTGAACCGCTCGGGGCTCATCAGCGCCCTCGCGCTCGTGAAGATGGGACGGACTCCCGCTGATGCGATTGCGCTCCTACGCGAGAAGCGTCACGCCGTAGTCCTGTGCAACGCCACGTTCGAGTCATGGCTACTTGGTAGGACGCGCAATGGCGAGTCCTAAGCCGCGTCCGGTTGCGTTGAAACTCCTCGAGGGTCGCGGGCATGGTCGGGACTCTGGTGGCCGGAAGGTTGCCGAGACTCCGCTGTTCAAGCGGATCCCACCTGAGGCGCCGGAGTGGCTGCCGACAGAGGCCCGCGCTGAGTGGGACCGTGTGGTCCCTGAGTTGGCGCGCCTCGAACTGACTAAGCCGGTTGACCGTGCGGCTTTGACTGCCTACGTGCTGACGTGGCAGCGGTTGGTCGACGCGCAGAAGCTGATCGTGGAGAACCAAGAGTTCACCTACTTCGTCAAGGACTCCAATGGAAATGCCGTCACAGACGAGGATGGCGTCCCGGAGGTCGCGGAGCGGATCAACGGCTATGGGCTGCTCGGTGTCAACTCTCAGGGCATCGTCCGGGCGCCGTGGGTTGCGATCATCGAGGCGGCATCCAAAGACCTGAGGGCATGGTGTGCCGAGTTCGGATTCACGCCTTCCGCTGAGGCGAAGCTGAGTGTGCAGGAGGCCGACAATGGCGAAGAGGACATCTTCTCCGGCTGACCTGAAACTGTCGCCCGAGGTTCGCAACTACCTTGAGACGCGCCGGATCCCGCTGCCGGACTGCCCGCCCAGGATCAAGACCCCTGAGCCGCGGAACGTGCGCGGTGCGAAGTTCGACGGGGCACGGGTTGACCGGGTACTGAAGGCGTTCAGTCTGCTGCGGCACACGCAGGGACAGTGGGCTGGTCGGCCACTGAAGCCTGACGTTTGGCAGGTCGCCTACATCTTGGCGCCGGTCTTCGGTTGGGTGAAGTGGGACAAGGACAGTGACTCCTACGCCCGGATCATTCGCTCGCTGTTCGTGGACGTTTCGAGGAAAAACGGTAAGTCAACATTGTTCGGTGGCATCGAGCTCTACATGTTGGCCGCCGACCAAGAGCCTGGCGCACAGATCGTGACTGCGGCGACATCGCTGAAGCAGGCCAGTTTCATTTTCACTCCGATCAAGACACTGGCCGAGAAGTCGCCCGCGTTGAAGCGGCACACCAAGGTCGTCGGGTCGAAGATCCTGCACCCGAAGTCCGGGTCATACATCGAGGTCGTGTCCTCGGCAGCCGACGCGCAGATGGGCGCCAACATCCACTTCGGTGGCATCGACGAGCTGCACGTCCATAAGACCCCCGACCTCGTTGAGGCGATCGAGACCGGCACCGGTGCGCGTCGTCAGCCGCTGATCGGGATCATCACGACGGCGGACTCTGGCAAGAAGAACACGATCTACTCGCGCAAGCGTGAGTACGTGGAGCAACTGGCCCGCGGCGCGATCAAGGACCCGTCGACCTATGGCGTTGTCTGGGCTGCGGATCCGCTGGCGGACCCGTTCAGCGAGGAGACGCAGAAGTCAGCGAACCCCGGCTACGGGATCTCGCCCACGCGCTCGTATCTGGCCAACGCAGCGACCCAGGCGAAGGCGTCGCCGGCTGACCTGGCCAAGTACCAACGGCTGCATTTGGGTTTGAGGACGAAGCAGGAGACGAAGTATCTCGACCTGGCAGTGTGGGACCGCAACGGTTCGTTGGTCGATGAGACGAAACTCGTAGGTCGTGAAGCGTTCGGCGGCCTCGACCTCGCGTCCACCTCGGACCTGTGCGCGCTCGCGTGGGTGTTCCCGGCAGAGTCCGGCTTCGACAACCTCTGGCGACTGTGGACGCCGGAGGCGAACCTGCCCAGCCTCGACAAGCGGACTGCGGGCGCAGCGACCGTGTGGGTACGTGAGGGCTTCCTGACGCTGACACCGGGCAACGTCGCCGACTACGACTTCATCCGGGCGCAGATCAACCTCGACCGTGAGGCGTTCGCCGTCCGTGGGATCGCCTACGACCCGTGGAACTCCTCGCAGCTGGTCAACGACCTCGTGTCCGATGGTGCGCCAATGGTGAAGACCCGTCAGGGTCTGGTCACGCTGTCGGCGCCGACGAAGGAACTACAGAAGATCCTCCTGTCGGGCACCGAAGAGAAGCCGATGTTCCGCCACGGCGGCAACCCTGCCGTGCGTTGGCAAGCCGACAACCTGGCCGTGGCCATGGATGCGGCTGGAAATGTGAAACCGGACAAGGCGCACGCTGCGGACAAGATCGACGCCATCGCGGCCACGATCAACGCGCTCTCGCTCGTCCTGGCCATGCCTGTGAAGAAGGCGTCGAAGTATGAGGATCAAGACCTCGCCATCATCTGAGCCCAAGGAGCATCCGTGAACCGTCGTGACCGGTTGCTCCGGCAAGTCCACCTTCAGCGTTTCGTCGTCACCCTCGGATCGGGTGAGACATTCGACGGGCTACTGGCCGACGCCGACGACAACTCTGTTCGGCTGGTGGACGTGTTCGCTGTCGACGAGAAGAGCCGCGTCTCCGTCGACGGTGAGATGTACCTGCCCCGGCTGAACATTTCGTATATGCAGAACACTGGAGGCAGACCGTGATCGTCTCCAACGGCGCCACCCTCGACTTCGCACCTCAGGCCCTCGGCGAGACCGTCCCATCCCTGTCCAACGGGTACTTCTACGCTGAGCAGGGCCTGATGCTGTCGGGGCGGTTCGCTGCGTACAGCGCTTTGTACCGGGTGCAGCCGATCGTGTCGACGTTGGTGGATAAGATCGCGAACGCTGCGGCCCGGCTGACGGTGAAGGTGTGGGACAACACCCCGGCCACAGGCAAGGTCCAGGACTTGACCTCCGGCTTTGCGCGGCTGATGGCTGACCCTTGCACCGTCATGTCTCCGTTTTCGTTCTACCGCTGGACGGTCTCCACGTATGAGATTTATGGGGAGTCGTTCTGGTATAAGGTTCGCGACCCGAATGGCCCATCGGTCGAGACTGAGCACGGCACCCGGCTGACTGGCAAGGTCGTCAACCTTCTGCCGATGCACCCGAGCAGGACTGCGGTGCATCGCAGCGCGCTTGGCATGGTGGAGTACATCTTCACGCTCGGAGTCGCGTCGGCTGGGATCCTGCACGCGCCGGCTGAGGATGTGGTTGCGTTCCTTCGGTTCAACCCCGACTCGTTGATGCGTGGGCTGTCCCGGCTGGAGCCGTTGCGGTCTACGTTGCTGAATGAGGACGCGGCGAGGCGTGCGACTGGGTCGTTCTGGAACAACGGGCTGCGCCCCTCGGTGACGATCACGCATCCCGGCGAACTGTCGCAGAAGGCTTTGGACCGGCTCAAGCTCAACGCGGATGCCCGTCATGCCGGCGCGGACAACATGGGCGGGTCCATGATCCTCGACGAGGGCATGACGATGAACATCATGCAGCTGTCCGCGGAGGAGATGCAGTACATCGAGGGCCGGAAGTTGAACATGCAAGAGGGGTGCATGGTGTACGACGTGCCCCCGCCGGTGGTCCACATCTTGGATCACGCGACGTTCTCGAATATCACCGAGCAGATGCGTTCGATGTACCGGGACACGATGACGCCGCGGCTTGAGGACTACGAGTCGGTCATCGACTTCTCGCTGCGCCCAGAGTTCTTCTCGATCGGTCAACGCTCGGCGAGTTTTGACATGACGGACGTTCTGCGCGGCGACTACGAGACGCGCGCTGACAAGGCCGTCACTCTTCGGCAGTCTGGCATCTTCACCGGCAACGAGTCTCGAGACCTCGTGGGTATCGCGTTGAGTACTGATCCTGAGATGGACAAGCTCTACGCGAACGCCGCGCTTGTGGTGCTCGGGACGCCGGCTCAGCGGGTGTCGATCACGGAGGCGGCGAACCCGTCCCCGGCGATGCAGGCTGAGGCGGATGCTGCGGCCTCTGGGGCTTCTGGTGCTGCCGCGGTGGCTGCCACTGACGGCAATAAGGCGGTACGGCGTGGTGGCGCTCGCCCGCCAAGGTTGAAGGCGACGACGAAGGACATCCGCGCTGGGCTGGTGGAGGGTCACAAGTCGGAGCTGGACAAGTTCTTCGCCCGCCAGCGCGCATCGGTCAAGGCTGCAGTGGGCAAGAAGGCTGCCGGCGTGTTCGACCCGGCCGCATGGGATGGCGACCTGGCCACGATCCTGCACTCACTGTCATCGGCCACCGCGAAGGCGATCGGTGCGAAGGTTGCGGCGGATCTTGGCGGCGAGTACGACGGCGCGTCGATCGCGGACTACTTGACGACGAACGCAGCATCGACGGCCAAGAGCATCAATCAGACCACGGCGGATCAGATCGCCGCTGCGTTGGAAGACGCCGCCAACGCTGAGGACGCCGTCGATGGTCTGTTCGATGGTGAGATCGCGGCCCGCTCCAACCAGATCAGCCTGACCCGTGTCGCTGTCATCGGTGGGCTCGCTGCCCTCGTCGCGGCTCGCACGAACAAGGCGAAGACAAAGACGTGGATCACTACGTCTGCGAAGCCTCGCGCCTCTCATGCTGCGGTCGATGGCGAGACGGTCGCTCTCGGTGAGCAGTTCAGCCTCGGAGGCGACGGGCCCGGCGACTACTCGATGGGTGCGGACGAAGTAGCCGGATGCACGTGCGACCTCCAATTCTCCATGGACTAACAGGATGGGCTGAACGGCCATTGGTTGCTCTTGGCCTTGTTGCATGGCCCACACGCTGGGCGCAGATTGCTGAGCATGTCCCACCCACCCTGTTTGATGGGCTTGACGTGATCCCAGTGGAAACCGGGAAGCAAGAGTTTGCGGCAGATCCAGCATCGACCGCCATGATATTCGAACTTCTGGCGCAACTGGTCTGCGGTGTACGGCACCCGAGTCGTGTCGCGAACCCGGGCACGGTACTTGTTCCTGGCGATCGTGAACCGTTCTGGGTTGCTGAGATATCGCTGATGGGCATGCAAGAGGACAGCCTCCCAGTTGGCCTCGCGCCATGCCTTCTCATACGCGATCCGATCGGAGTTGGCCCGGCGCCAATCTCGGAAGTAGTTCTCGCGACGCGCGAACCAAGCTCGCCGGGTTTCGTTGATGCGGGATCGGTTGGCCTTTCGGTATGTGGCCATGCCGCCCTTGCGCCGCTGCCAGCGTTCCCGATCGCGCTCTCGTATTACTTCACCGTTAGCCGATCGGAAGTCCCGCGCCTCAGTCTTCCGCCGCTCTTGGTTCGCGAGGTACTGGGCGCGATTCAGGCCAGATGTGCACGGCTTGCAGTAGCAGGCGAGCCCATCTGATGTGCGCTTGTTCCTACCGAACTCAGTTGCATCCTTCACCAGCCCACAAGCGGGGCACCGTTTCTCCATTCAGTAATCATATCACTCAACGGAGTGAAAAGGTCAGGAGTCCTCCATGAAGATCATCCGCAAGGACGCGCAGGTCACAGCCACCAGCGACGACATGCCTGGGACATTTGAGGCGATCCTCTCGGCGCCGACACTGGACAGGGATGGCGAGGTCTTGCTCGCTGAGGAGTGGAAGACTCCCCTGCCGGACCGAATCACAGTGGATGTGGATCACGGCATGTCGGTCGCGTCGACTATCGGCTCAGCAAAGCCTTGGATTGACGAGAAGGGGAATCTTCGCATCTCGGGAACGTTCGCGTCGACGCCGAAGGCTCAGGAGGTTCGGACCCTCATGAAAGAGGGACACATCGACACAACCTCAGTGGCGTTCATGTCCGAGAAGACGCAGAAGAGCGGCAAGTCCGTTGTCCAGCGTGAATTGCTCAACGCCGCGGTGGTGGCCGTACCTTCCAATCGTGAGGCGCGCGTCCTGAGTTCCAAGGCTGGGGCACGCAACAGTGCGTCGGACATGAAGCACATTCAGGCTGGCCACGATTCGATGGTCGCCGCCGGCGCGACGTGTGATGCGGCGAAGGCTGCGAGCGGAGTCGAGACCAAGAGCGTCGCGGGCAGTCTTGAGGCCACGCAGGACCGCGCTCGTGACGCCTTGAATGATGCGTATGGCGAAGATGCCTACGTGTGGCTGCGTGCCACTCTCTCTGACTCGCTGGTATTCGATATCAACCATGAGGACTCGTCTGAGACGGAAACGTA